AGGCTCCCGCTGTATGGAGGGTCTGAAAAACAGCCTTGTCGACCCCTGTATTAAGGAACATCACCAAATACAGGCATGTACCCCACCATCATTGCGCAGCCAATCAATTCGACTCTCTGACCAGGGAGTTCTCGCTAGAGCCCATCCGCCGGCCCCCGCCCCACCCACTAAGGCGACCGCTTTACTTTCTCAGCGGCAACGCCTATAACCGTCCCCATACGGCTAGTGGTGAGAGGTGGGTCAGGGCTGACCATGGAGGCGATCTAGGTGCCCCGGAAGTGGGGTCCATGCGCTCAGCCTCGATGCCCGGTCCTGACCTCGCAGACCTATTGCGACGACCACCGTCCGGCCCCCTATGCCACGTCGACCCGTAGAGCCCGGCTCCCCGCCGACTGGAACAAGCTCCGGCGCTTCGTGCTCCGCCGGGACAACTACACGTGCCACATCTGCGGCCGCTACGGCCCCCGGGTCGATCACATCGTGGCCGGCGATGATCACAGCCCGTCCAACCTGGCGCCCATCTGCCTCGACTGCGACAGAGCCAAGTCGGGTCATGAGGGGGGCATCACACAAGGGAGATACCGCCAATGAGTGACCCGTCCCTGCCCGGTACGCCGGGCACCGGCCCCTTGCCCGAACCGGAGCCTGAGGGCTTCCGGGAAGAGCAGATCGAGGCCGAGCGCCAGCGTCAGCTCGATGAGCGCGAAGAGCAGGCGCAGCTCAACAAGGAGGCCGCCGAGAAGTACAGCGGCAAGGACGCCCCCGACGGCACACCCACTCAGGGCCGCAGCCCGGCGGCGTCCGGCGACGACTACGGCTCCGGCGACACGCCGTCCAAGGCCAAGGGCGCCAGCCACCCGACCACCCGCAGCTCCACCACCAAGAAGAGCTGATGGCCAACCCGGCCCCCAAGCCGCCGGATGCCCGGCGTCGTCGTCGTGATGTGTCGGCATCTCAGGCCGCGCACCGTCTGCCGATCACCGGCCGGCAGGGTGCTCCGCCTAAGAGCCCGGTGCGCTTGGGGGCTGCGGGTAGGCGTTGGTGGCGATGGGCGTGGTCGACCCCGCAGGCCACCACGTGGAACGCTGGCTTCATCGAGCCGCTCGCCAAGCGGGCGCAGCTCGAAGACCAGTGGGTCACCGCCCTTGAAGGCGACGCCGATGGCGACCAGCGGGCGACCGACACCGCGGTGCGCCTGTTGCCGCTCATCCTGCGCATGGACGACGCCTTCGGCCTGACCCCGACCTCGGCGGCCAAGCTCCACTACGCCTTCGTAGCGGACGAGCCCGTGCAGGACGTGCCGACCAGCGCCGGGGTGACCGACATCCGCAACCGGCTGAAGGGCATGCGCGACTGATGGCCTGGCGCGGCCCCGATGCCGAACTGGCGGAGACGGGCCTCGACTTCCCCACGTTGGGCGTCATCGCCTGGCAGTGGATCGAAGCCAACTGCGTGATCCCTGACGGGGACCAGCTCGGCGAGCCGTTCTCTCTGACTGACGAGATGGTCAAGTTCCTGGTCCACCACTACCGGCTCAACCCCACCGGGAAGTCGATGAAGTGGTCGGGTCCACGCTTCCACCATGAGCGGGGCTCCTTGTTGGTGCGTCCTCAGAAGTGGGGCAAGGGTCCCTTCAGCGCAGCCATCATCCTCTTCGAGTCCTGCGGCCCGGCCCTGCCCGACGGTTGGGACGCGGATGGTCGTCCCGTCGGGCGGCCGTGGCCGACGCCGCACGTGCAGATCACGGCGATCAGCGAGGACCAGACGGCCAACGTCTACCGCGCCCTGCTCCCCATGATCCGCTTCGGCCCGTTGGACGCTGAGTTGCCCGACACGGGCCTGACGCGCATCAACCTGCCCGGTGGCGGCCTGATCGAACCGGTGACCGCCTCGGCCCTCTCACGGCTCGGCCAGCGTGTCACTTTCGTACTCGGGGACGAAGGCCATGGATGGGTCGAGCGCAACGGCGGCAAGCGACTGGCGGACAACCAACGACGGAACCTGTCGGGCATGGGCGGGCGCTTCATGGACACGACCAACGCTTGGGCGCTGGTCGATGACTCCGTCGCTCAGGACACCTACGAGAACCCCGTCGGGGTCTACGTCGACTACCCGCCCCCGATCGGTGGGAGCGTGCGCAACAAGGCCGAGCGGCGCAAGGCCATGCGCCACGCCTACGGCGACTCGGTGCGCAACGGCAAGACGTGGAAAGGGTGGGTCGACCTCGATCGCATCGACGTGGAGATCGAGGCGTTGCTCAAACGCGACCCGGCTCAGGCCGAGCGGTTCTTCTTGAACAGGGTCCATGCCGGCGAGGACGTCGCCTTCGACCTCGAAGCCTGGCGCAACGGAGCCCACCCGGAGACGGTCGTGCCCGACGGGACGCTCATCTCGATCGGCGTGGACGGTGCCCGCTGGCAGGACGCTCTGGCCATCATCGCCACCACGGTCGACGGGTTCCACCAGTGGCCGCTCACCATCATCGAACGCCCGGCCGGCGTGGGTGACGACTACGAGCACGACTTCGAGCTGGCCGACGCCGCGGTCATCGAAGCCTTCGAGCGGTACAAGGTCGGGTTGATCTACTCCGACCCGCAGAAGATCGAGCACCTCACCGACCGGTGGGAGGGCCGCTACGGCAAGGACCGGGTGGCCGACTTCGTGACGAACCTGCGCAGCCGACGCCTCGGCGACGCTGTCGGGTACTACGTCGCGGCGGTGGCGGGCGGGGATGTCACACACGATGGCGACAGCACCTTCGCCCGCCACATCGCCAACGCCCGCCGCAAGCTGTTGCCGGCGACCGACGATGACGGCCGCAACCTCTACACGCTTATCAAAGACCGCCCCGGCTCGCCCAACAAGATCGACGCCGCCATGGCCGCGGTCATCAGCTCCGAAGCGCGGCGGGACTGCATCTCCAAGGGGATGCTCAACGCCCGCCGGCCGTCCTGGTTCGTGGGGGTCTGATGCGGCTCAAGAACAACCAGGAGATCGCCGAAGCGATCAAGCAGTGGGGGCCGGTGGCGCAGACCGAATGGGCTCGGCTCGGCTACTTCGAGCTGTACTACTGCGGCATCCAGCGCAAGCCCTACGAGCCGGCGACGGCGACCCGTGAGTTCAAGGAGCTGGTGGCCAGGGCGACCACCAACCTGACCCGCCTCGTGGTCAACACGCTCACCCAACGGCTGATCGTGGACGGGTTCCGGCCGTCGAAGACCTCCACCGAGAACGCCCCGCAATGGGACTGGTGGCAAGCCAACGGGCTCGACGCCCGCCAGAAGGCGCTGTACGACGAAGCGGCCAAGTACGGCTACGCCGGCTGCATGGTCCTGCCCGGCGAGAGCGGCGGGGAACCGGTCCCGCTGATGCGCCCGGTGTCGCCCCGGGAATGGTGGCTCGGCTTCGAGGACTACTCCGACGACTGGCCCTTCATCGCCCTCAAGCAGGGCGCCCGCCAAGAGGTGACCAGCGCGGAGGATCTGCAGATCTGGCACGTGCTCGATGAGCACGCCCGCTACGTCGTGCGGGCCACGGGCACGCAGGTGAGCATCGAAGAGACGACGGTGCACGACCTCGGCGAGTGCCCGATCGTGCCGTTCCGCAACCAGTGGAACCTGACCCGCTACCCCGACGGCGAGGTTGGTCCCTGCATCCCGATTCAGGACCGGCTGAATCAGACCGTGTTCGATCTGCTGGTGGCGCAGACCTACGCGGCGGCTCCGCAGAAGTGGGCCACCGGGCTCTACATGCAGACCGATGCCAACGGCCAGCCCGTGGTCGACCTGGCCGCCTTCGCCAAGTCGTTGTGGATCACCGGGGACGAGAACGCCAAGTTCGGCAGCCTGCCCGAAGCCAACTTGAAGAACATCGTGGAGGCCATCGAGCAGTCCCTGCGGGTCTACGGCCTGTTGAGCCAGACGCCCCCGCACTACCTGCTGGGCGACCTGGTGAACCTCTCCGCCGAAGCCCTGCTCGCGGCCGACACGACCTTGGCGAAGAAGGTCGCCGACCATCAGGTGCTCTTCGGGGAAGCGTGGGAGCAGACCTTCCGCTTGGGCGGTGTCGCCGCCGGGGACACCGAAGCGGCCAACGACCAGGACGCTCAAATTTGGTGGCGGGATACGGACCCGCGCAGCATCGCCCAACAGGTCGATGCCCTCGGAAAGATGGCGACCATGTTGGAGATCCCGCCGTCGGCCCTGTGGGAGAAGGTGCCCGACACGACCGGCGCCGACCTCATGCTGTGGCGCACCGAAGCGGCCAAGGCCAAGTTGCAGGCCGCCCGCCAGGCACGGCTGAACCCGCCACCGGAGGCCAACCCGAACGAGAAGCCCAAGGGCACGCCCGGCTCCAACATCGAACAGAAGCTGGCGACGGGTAACTGATGGCCGACACGCTCACCATCACCGAAGCCGAAGCGGTCGAGCTGACCCTGGCCTACATCTCCGAGCTGAATGCGCTGGCCGAGGTGGTCGGCGTGGCCCTGCGGGACATCTTCGCCAACCTGGCGCACACCGACCGGGCCGACATCGAGGCATTCATCGCCGAAGCGAGCCCGTACACGACGGCCGGCATCGGCGAAGCGTCCGACCTGGCCGCCGCCTACCTCTCCGAGATGACGGGCACGGCCATCAAGCCGTCCGACCTGCTCGCCCCGGAGATCGCCTTCGACGGTCCCTTCCTGCGCACCTGGCACAACCTGTCCGAAGGCATGCCCTATGACCAGGCCAAGGAGTCGGGCGCCAGCGTCGCCGAGATGACCGGCTACAGCGCCACCAACGACGGAGCGGTGGCCCGCCTGAGCCAGTCGGCAACGAAGACGTACGGCTGGCGCCGGGTCATCAACCCGACGGCGTGCGAATGGTGCCGGGTGGTGGCCACGCAGCTCTACAAGACCCAAGCGTCGGCCACCTTCGGTCATCTCAACTGCCACTGCACGACCGTGCCGGCCATGCACGAACTCGACCCGGGCAAGGCCATCAACCAGGCCCGCCTGCGGGAGCTGAAGGCGTCCGGTGCCGTGGGGCGAGTCTCGGTGGCCCGTGAACGCAGCCGGCAACGCGAGCGAGACGCTCTCCGGCAAGCCCTGCAGTAATCCGCCGGGTGCGCGACGCACCCGACCAACAACAGGAGGACGCCCGCGATGGGTGACGCCCCCGCCCCCGCACCCGCTCCGGGTGCACCGCCCCCTGCACCGCCGCCCATCCCGGGCCTCGATCCTGCACCCGAGCCGGCAGTCCCCGGCGAAGAGGCGCTCGGCGAACCCGGCAAGAAGGCGCTCGATGCCGAACGCAAGGCCCGACGTGAGCTTGAGGTGAAGCTCAGGGAGCTTGAGCCCCTCGCCCAGGCCGCCAAGGACGCAGAAGAGGCCAACAAGTCAGAGGTCCAGAAGGCCACCGAGAAGTTGGCCAAAGAGACCGAAGCCCGCAAGCTCGCCGAGCAGGCGCTGATGGTCCAGACCGTGGGCGTCGAGAAAGGCGTCCCGGCCACGCTCATCAAGTTCTTGACCGGGTCAACCAAAGCGGAAGTGGAGCAGGCCGCTGATGACCTGCTCGCCGCCGTAGGCACGGCCAAGCCGTCGATGCCCGGCCGGCCCACCGAGCGGATGGTCAACGGGAAGCCGTCGGGCACGCAGCTCGACCATCTCGACCCGATGGCCCTCATCCGCATGGGGCGAGGTCAGGACCCCAAGTAACACCCCCGTCGAGCCCGCCATGGCGCCCGACGGTTCAACCACCGGAGGTACGCCGTGGCCGCAAACGTCTTCTACACGCCTGAGGTCGTCTCGAAGCTGATGATCGGGGCGCTCGTGCAGGATCTGCTCCTGCCGCGCCTGGTCAACACCGACGCCTCGGCCGACTTCACGGGAGGGTCGGGCACGGTCGTCAACGTCCGCACCCCTCCGACCGTGACCGGCGGTGGCGCCCGTACGTACACGCAGACCCTGCGTGACGCCGCCACGCCGATCGTGTTGGACCGCATCAACGAAGCGACCGTTCCCGTCACCATCGGCCCGATGCTCTACAAGGGCGCGCCGATCACCGACGAAGACCTGACCTTCGAGATCACCGACTTCACCCGCCAGGTCATCGAGCCGCTCGCTCAGCCCGTCGGCATCGCCGCCGAGCAGACGCTGGCCAACGTGATCAACGCCTTCCCCGCCGACGCCACGATCACGCCCGCCCTCGACGGCTCCGACATCCACGACGCCATCCTCGAAGCCCGCATGGTGCTCGACAAGCGCCATGTGCCCAAGCAGGGCCGGGTGCTCGTCGTGAGCCCCGAGGTCGAGATGATGCTCCTGTCGGATGAGATCAACCGCCTGGTCCGCTACCAGGACTCGGGCACGACTGAGGTGCTGCGCGAAGCGAACATCGGTCGGCTCTACGGCATGAACGTCATCGGCTCCACCGAGCTGGCGGCCAACAGCTTCCTGATCATGACCCGCGACGCCTTCGTGTTCGTGCTCCGTGCCCCGGCGGTGCCCGCCGGCTGCTCGTTCGGAGCGTCGACCAGCTACCAGGGCCTGGCCCTGCGCTTCATCCGCGACTACGACAGCGCCTTCATGCAGGACCGGGGCGTCGTCAACACCTTCGCCGGAGCCCAGGTGCTCGACGCCGCACGGGCCATCCGGGTCGTGGCCGCCTGATGTTGCCGCCGCTCGCCACCATCGCCGACCTCGAAGCCCGCATCGGGCACGTCATCGCTGATGCTGACGAGCAAGCGCGGGCCGGGGCGTTGCTCAACGACGCTTCGGCCCTCGTGCGGATGGCGGCCCATGACGACTACATGGAGGACGACGGCATCACCCTCGGCGTCGTCCCCGACATCTGTGTGACCATCACGGCCAGCGCCGCGCTGCGGGGTTGGTACAACCCCGCGGGCATCGAAGCGGCGCAGCTCGGGGCCGTGTCGGTCCGCTACGGCGGCGCCTGGCTCTCCCAAGCCGAACGCGACCTGTTGGGCCAGCTCATCGGCGGTGGCCCCGGCTCGGGGACCCTGCAGCAGGTGATGCTCAAGCCCGGCTTCGGCTGGGACGGCACCACCGTCGGCTACGTGCCCGTCGACAACGAACAGGGGCTCTCCACGCCCGACGCCGACTGGTTCCCCCTCGGCACGTGAGAGATCACGCCATCCACCAACTCATCCGCATCCCGTGCGTCATCCACCACTCTGACCCCGGGGATGTCGATGACTACGGCGACCACCCGGTGAGCGTGGTGAGCGACACGTCGGAGCGGTGCTACATCGCCCAGCAGGCCCGGGGAGAGACCGATGAGATCGAGACGGAACGCTGGACCATGTACTTCATGCCCGGCGTGCTCATCGACGCCAACGACTCGGTGACCGTGCACGGCATGAACCTTCAGGTGCTCGGCAACCCGTGGATGGTGACCGATCCCGTCACCGGCTACGAGACCCACATCGAAGCAACCCTGCAACGGAGGCTGTGATGGCCGGTCGCACCCGCGTCATGGTCAACGACGGGTCGATGAACCAGTTTCTGCGCACCGACGAGACCATGCAGCGGGCGCTCGAAGTGGTCGCCACGTCCATCATGGAGACCAGCCAAGAGGTGGCCCCCTACGGCAAGTCGCTGTCGTGGCCGGCGGGACGTCCCATGAAGCATGGCCGCTACAAGGCGCTGTTCGCCATGCGCAAGGTCAAGGGCGGCTATCAGGTCTGGAACGACGACCCCTTCGCCCACCTCGTGGAGTGGGGCTCGATCAAGAACCCCGTGTACGCCCCCATCCGTACCGCCATCAACCAGTTGGGCCTCAAGTTCCGGCCCAAGGGCAAACCGGAAACCGAATGACGGTCGACGTCGAGCGGCTCGTGTCCGCATGGCTGCGAGCCCGGGACGACATCGTCGCCCTGGTCGAAGACCGGGTCTTCACCGAGATGCCCAACCGGGCGGTCTTCCCGTTGTTGCGCCTCACGCTCATCGGCGGCAACGCCGTCACGTCGAGGCCCCTGTATCTGGACCAGAGCTTCATCCAGCTCGACGCCTACGGCGGACCGAAAGTCATGGCCCGCCAGATCATGGACACCGTCCGGTTCGCTCTCGACACCGAACTGGTCGGCGCTCACCCCGAAGGTGTCATCACCGGGGTCGAGTTCGCCGGCCTGCGTTATCTCCCCGACGACGGTTACGACCCACCGCAGCCCCGGTACAGCGCCACCGTCTTCATCTACTCACACCCCTAAAGCCAAGGAGTCCCCCATGGCGAACAACGCAGATGCCGTCCGGGTAGGCGGCGCCACTCAGATCTACATGGCCCCGGTCGGGACCACCTTCCCGACCTTCGGCACGGCCATCGACGGCGCTTCGGCGTGGATCGACACCGGCTACATCTCCACCGACGGTGTCACGTGGAACTTCGCCCGTGAGACCACGGAGATCGAGGCGATGCAGTCGCTCGACCCCATCCGCATCATGACCACGAAGCTCCCCAAGTCGTTCCAGTTCGGGCTCATGCAGTCCGGCCAAGAGCAGTTCGCCATCGCCCTCGGCGGCGGCACGTGGGCCGAGCAGGGCACCGCCGGCAGCGGCATCTTCGTCTACACCCCGCCCGACATCTCCGAGGTGGCCGAACGGGCGGCGGTCATCGAGATGATCGACGGCGACATCGTGTATCGGTGGCTCATCAAGAAGTGCCAGAACAAGGAAGGCGTCGAGTTCAAGTACGTGCGGGACGACGCCGCCACCATGCCGGTCACCATGACCATCCTGGCCGCCCCTGACGGCTCCGAGCCCTTCACCATCGAGACCGACGACCCCAACATGGCCGCCTCCGTTCTGCGCTCGGCCAACGGCACCAGCACCGACGACGACGGCACCACCGTCGACGCCGACGGCAACCGGGTCGACGCCGAAGGCAACCGGGTCGAAGGCTACGAGACCGACCGGGCCGAGACCGACAAGGCCGACCGCCGCACCAAGGTCCGGGCGTGAGCCCCGCCGCGGTCCCCAAGGGTTACACGGGCAACTCCACGGCCGCACAGACCGGGCTCGGCCTGTTCCGGGTGCACTTCCTCGACGAGGTGGCCACCGAACCGGTCACGGTGCGTTGCACCAGCCGGGCGGTCGTGGAATGCGAGCGCCGTTGGCCCGGCCACGCCCTCGACGGCTCCGACCGCTACCCGCCCAATGAGGGCGTGCACTTCATGGTCTGGATCAGCATGGGCAAGCCCGTCGGCGACTTCGAGAAGTGGCTGGACACCGTGCTGACGCTTGAGGTCGTGGAGGCGGAGACCGTCCCCCCTACGAAGCGGGGACGTGGACCCGGCTGATCTGTCAGTTGGCCATCGAGACGGGCATCCCGCCCGATGACTTGATGGACCTTGACCCGGCCATGGTGTCCGCCCTGCATGCCGCTTGGACCGAACGGGAGATGGGTCGAGCCGGCCACTTCACGGTGACCGAAGAGTTGCTCGCTCAGATCTTGGAGATGCTCTCCGTCATCCGGGTCGAAGCCCAGGCGCTGAGCGGCTACGTCAAGCAACACGACCTGGCCGAGGTCGTCCACGTTCCCCGACCCGGCGTTGAGCCGGTCGACCCCATCCCCGTGGTCACCCCACGGGAGATGATCGCCATGATGGCGGTGCGCTGATGCCTCAGTACGTCGGACAGGTCTACGTCGGTGTCAGCTTCGACACGGCTGCCGCCGGCCAGGCCCTCAACCGGTCGTTGACGACCGCGGCCGGCCAAGCGGGCGACGCCATGAACCGCACGATGTCGGACCGCATGCTGCAGATGGGCACGCAGTTCACCCGTGTCGGTCGGCAGATGAGCTTCGGCCTGTCGGCCCCCCTGCTGGCGTTGGGCCACGCCGCCGACTCGGCCTTCACGAGCTTCGACACTCAGATGACGAAGGTGGCGGCGCTGACCGGCACCGGCATCGAGCAGACCAACGCCTGGTCCGATCAGGTACTGGACCTGGCGGCCAACTACGGCCAGACCGGAGAGGATGCCGCGTCGGCGCTGTACCTCATCACGTCGTCGGGCATCAAGGGCGCCGAGGCGATGGCCACGCTCGACGTGGTCGGCAAGGCGGCCGCGGTCGGCTTGGGGGACATGGCCACCATCGCCGGCCTGTTGACCTCGGCCATGAACGCCTACGGCACCGAGACGCTATCGGCCGCCAAGGCCGCCGACATCCTGACCGGTGCGGTGCAGGAGTCGAAGGTCCCCGCCGACCAGTTGGCCGGCTCCATCAGCCAGCTCTTGCCCATCGCCTCCCAGTTGGGCATCGGGTTCGATCAGGTCGTCGGCTCCATGGCCGCCCTGTCCCTGCAGGGCACCAACGCGGCGATGGGCGCCACGCAGTTGCGGGGCATCCTCAACGGGATGCTCGACCCGTCCACGCAGGCGGCGCAGGCGTTGGGCAAGGTCGGCCTGTCGGTGCAGGACATCCAGAAGACGATGGAGTCCAAGGGCATCGTGGCCGGCGTCCGCCAGATCCGTGACGCCATCGTGGCCAACGGCGGAGAATCGGACGAAGCCCTCGCTGCCGTGTTCGGCAACGTGCGTGCCCTCACCGGCGTGTTCGGCCTGTTGAACGACACGGGCGGCAAGGTCGACCGGGTCCTGAACAACACGACCAACTCGGCCAACAAGCTCAACGCCGCCTTCCTGGTCACCGCCGACACCGCCGGGTTCAAGGCCAAGCAGGCCAGCGCCGAACTGAGCGCCGAGATGACGAAGCTCGGCCAGAACATCACGCCCATCAAGACGCTCTTCGCTCAGGTCGCCGGCACCGCACTTCAGGTCTTCAACTCGCTCGGCCCGCTCAAGCCCGTGCTCGTGCTCATCGGGGCCGGGCTCGCCGTCGCCGGCCCACTGCTCTACACGGTGGGTGCCGGCTTCGACGTGATGGCCGGGTTCGCCGAACTGTCGGCACGGGCTACCGCACGGGCGGCCGGCTCGACCACTGCCATGGCCGGAGCCAGCCAGGCCGCCGCCGCTGCGGCCGGCGAGCAGGCCGTGGCCACCGAAGCCGCTGCCGCTGCCACTGAGACCGAGGTCGTGGCCGTCGAGCAGTTGGAGCTTGCTCTTGGCACGACCGAAGCGGAGATGGTGCAGCTCGGGCTGTTCTCCGAGGCGACCATGGGCTCCATGGTGGTCGGCACCGAAGGGGCCACCGCCGCCACCGCCGAGCTGACCGCGGCCGAGGCGGCCGCCACGACCGGGGCCGCGTCCATGGGTGCCGCCATGCTGGCCGCCCTGTTGCCCGTGGCCGCCGTCGCCGCCACCATCGGTGCGGCCATCTTCGTGTGGAACAAGCGTATGGAGCAGGCCGACAGTCGGGCCAACGAGCTTGGCGACATCTTCAAGAACAAGGTCGCCGGCCAAGGCATCGAAGGCGCCAACGAGACGATCGGCAAGACCGAAGAACAGATCAAGAGCCTGCGGGCTGAAGCCGACAGCCTGCACATGCCGTGGGACGCCGACACCCGGGAAGAGTTGAACAAGGGCGCCCTCGCCCTTGAGAACAACGTCAAGGCCACGCAGCAGAACATCAAGTGGACCGACGAACTCTCACAGAAGACGGCGCAGAACAAGGACGTCACGTTCCAGTGGCTGCAGGCGCAGACCAACGCCGGGACCGTGTTCAACAGCACCGAAGAGGCGTACACGGCCTTCGCCGCCGCGGTCCTCAAGGGTGGCGGCCAGATCAGTGCCGCCGCCACCGCCGAAGGCCAGCTCGCCGACAAGGCCAAGGATCTGGCATCGGGGTTCTTCGGGCTGCACGACGCCAACGAAGCGTTCCAAGACTCGCTGCGCAAGGTGCAGGACGCCCAGCAGGGCGTGACCGACGCCGAGAAGGCCGCCACCAACGCCCGCCGGGATGTCGCCACGGCCATCCGGGGTGTCACCGACGCCCAACAGTCCCACCGCGATGCGCTGTTGAAGGTGGCCGACGCCCAACGGGAACTGACCGACGCCCGCACGAAGTACAACGAACTGCTGAAGGGTCCCACCCACGACGAGCAACTCGACATCCGTCAGGCACAGCTTGGGCTCCGTCGTGCCCAGCAGGCGCTGCGGACCCCGTCGAAGGACCCGCTCGACCGCCAGCAGGCGCAGCTCGACCTCATCCGAGCCCGGGACACGCTCGCCGAAGCCCGGGGAGCGCACGACAAGAACCTCATCAAGGCCCGAGCGGATGTGACCACCGCTGAGAAGAACGTGGCCTCAGCGCAGAAGGACGTCGTCACCTCCGCCCAAGCCATCGTCACCGCCCAGCAGGGCGTCATCGACGCCAACGACAAGGTCGTGGCGGCCAACAAGGCCGTGGAGGACGCCCACCGCAAGGTCGAGACGGCCACGTGGGACTCGGTCAGAGCAGCATCGGACCTCAACCAGAAGCAGGGCGAGTTCGACACGCTCGTCCACAATTCCAGCACCCATCTCGACCCGTTCCTGCAGTACCTCGAAATGCTCAAGACGAAGTACCCGGAAGTGGCCAAGAGCCTTGACCCGCTCATCGAACAGGTGGGCCTGCTCAACCTGGCGGCGCAGCCACCACCGGTTCAGGAGACCGACCCGAACAAGATCGCTTGGCGCCAGCGACTGCTCAACCGGGCGTCCGGTGGCCCCGTGGGTGCCGGCCAGCTCTCCACCGTCAACGAAGCCGGCGTCCCCGAGCTGTGGAGCCAGGGCGGCAAGCAGTACCTGTTGCCCCTCAAGGCCGGCAAGGTCATCCCCCTCGACGCCGGGACCGTCAAGGGCGGCGACGGCATCAGCGTCGGCGACATCAACGTCTACGGCGCTGGACAGCCTGTCCAGACCGCGTATGAGGTCCGCCGTCAGCTCAGGGTGAAGACCCGCACGAAGGGCCGCATCTGATGGCCTATGAGATCCGCTTCTCACACCACTTGGAGATCGACGGGGTGCCGTTGTCGACGCCGGCCTGGGAGCACCTCGACATCCACCTGCTCTACTCGGCGCCGCAGGTGCGGGGCGACAACCGGGTCATGCCCGGCGCCCGGGGCCAACGTGCCCTGCCGTGGCGACCCGACCTGACGATGCGCACGCTGCAGCTCGCCATCTTCGGGGATGTGTCCTGGGACGGGACGGTCAACGACGATGCCGTGGCCGGCCTGTGGGCCAACATCGCCCACCTGCAGACCTTCATCGTGGACAACCCCGGCAACGCCGGCTCCACCAGGACGGCGACCATCAAACGACTCGACGCCCCCGACCTGACCGCCACCATCCAAGTGCGGGGCTTCGAGATCATCGAGCCCTACGGGCCATCGGCCGTGTCCGCCTCCATGGACATCGCCCTCATGTCGGGAGCGTTCGCATGAGGGTCATCTACCCGGCCGGGAAAGAGGCTCTCCTGCGGGGCCAGATCGACCTGATGGCCGACACCGTCAAGGCGCAACTCGTGGGCGCCTACACGTACCAGCCGGCCGACGCCGACGTGGACGACCT